ACTTTCTGTACTACAAAGGTAGTAATTTTCGGTAAACTAACCAAACATTTTAGTATAATATTTGTAATGTTTTTTCTTAATTTGGTATGTTTTATAACATGTTTCTGTGGTAAACCAAACAACGAAGCACTAAACAGTATTAAATCCCCCTTTCGTTCTGTCGTCGTCTGTTTGTCAGTTACTTACGTAGTGTTGTATCAAATATTATAGGTATAATATTCGATACATGCCCACCCCCCCCCGACCCAAGCCGATTCAAATCCGCCATTCATTCCACATCTAAATTTTTTACCAAATTTTTTCTCTGATTTTTTCTAATTTTCAACAAAAACATACACTATACCGCTATAATGTACGATATTCTGCACTCATTTTTATTCACTTTATACAAATGCACCTATATCCTACACTGTATTCTCCTTCCATGTAGATATTAAAAATTCATAAACATCTAATAATCAGACATTGTTTGATATAAATGTAGCATATGTAATATTTTATTGTTATATTTGTAGTGCTTATACTATAGCTTGATTTTTTTCCTTTGGCCGCCTCGCTTGGGGAGGCTAAAGACACACAGATTAAACGTAACTGACTTAATTACAGAGAGATGAATGAGATTAATAACGAGCTTAATATGCTACATTGCCTCATTGGGCACCTGGAGAGCCTGACGAACAAGGGGGACATCGTATCCGCTTCGAACATGAGGGATTTTGCGGAGTCGAGTGTGGCGGTGAAGAGAAATGTGGAGGGTGTGGCCAGGAGGTGCAACGTGAGGTACGCTTCCGACAGCTACTATTTCTTCACGGGAGAGATTTACGAGAAGATTTCGGTGACACTGCTTGACAAGGCGGTGGAGGAATGGCTGTTTGCGTGCGGTGTCAGCAGCAAGGTGATGCACTATTCCACCAAGAAGTTCCAGGAGGCCGCAAGGAAGGTGATACTGCTGGAGAACAAGCTGGTGCCGAGGTTTCATGTGAAGGCGTTCAGAAACGGGGTGGTCGACTTCACGGACGGGGTGCTGCATCCCTTCTCTCCGGAGCATCATGTCATATTCAGGCATCCGTACGACTATGACCCGAAGGCGAAGTGTCCGATGTGGAACAGCTTCCTCAAGACGGTGCTTCCCGAGAAGGAGTCCAGGCTGATATTGCAGATGTACCTGGGACTGTGTACATATGACAGGGGCACGATGGTTGATAAGGTGGAGAACTGCCTTATGCTGTGCGGCATGGGTTCCAACGGAAAGAGCGTCATCCATGAGACCATTGTGGGCATCTTCGGAAGGGAGAATGTCTCTACGCTGGGCCTGCTGTCGTTGATTAAGGGCGGTGACGAGAAGTTGAGGAACATCGCCCAGCTGGACGGAAAGATAGTGAACATGTGTCCCGAGGTGCAGGCCAAGGACATCACCGGCTACGAGGACGCGTTCAAGGCGCTGTGTTCTGGAGAACCTCAGTACGGTAGGAATATCGGCGGGAAGATATTCAAGATATACAACGTGCCTTGGATGATATTCAACATGAACAACCTTCCCAAGGCGAGCGACTCTTCCTACGGGTATTTCAGAAGGTTCCTCTATGTGATGTTCCAGCAGGTCATTCCCGAGGAGATGCAGAACAAGCATCTGGTGCATGACCTCAAGGAGGAGTATCCTGGCATCCTCAACTGGATTGTGAGGGGAGCGAAGTATCTCAAGCAACGCAAGTTCATGTTCCCCAAGAGCGACAACAGCGAGCGCCAGAAGTATGTGGTGATGGGTGAGAACAACGTGACCCTTTCGTGGGTGTTCGCCAGGGAGTTGCGCTTCTGCAAGAACGGGCTGAACGACACCTATGAGCTGATACCTTCGAAGGTGATGTACGAGGACATGTGCAAGTACGCGGAGAAGAACGGGTTCAATCCGGTGACGGAGCAGATGTTCGGAAGAAATCTCCTGAAGCTCGGACTGAGGAGGAAGAGGACATCAGGCTGTACGTACTACGAGGTGTACGGTATGACGGAGGACTACCTCAAAAGGACGGAACCTCCTTACGTGGCGGACATCAAGTTCCGCAAGGACGAGTCTGACAAGGATGTGGACTATGACAATGACGACATAAACTAGACATATATGAAGAGAAAGGAACTGATAGACTTTATGGGAAATGTGCTGAGATGGCACAAGGGTGCGGAAATCCCCATGCCTCACCCGAAAGATTTGGTCATCGCGTACCGGGCGGTGATACAGGTGCTGAAGGACTCCGATGAGGATGTGACGGATTTCGTGTTAAGGAACTTTGAATTTGAGCATCATGGGAAAGAAGAAGTATAGTTCTAAAGATATGCGTGCTATGCAATATTTTTTTTGGAATAAGATTGATTCTATAAAAAAGAGCGACCTTATACTATCAAGTAGGCTGTATGTAAGGCGAAGAGAAGACACTGAGTACGACAATTTGATCATGTGGGATAGAAACAAGCATGATATCATACGAATTGGAAGAAACGAAGACAATGATAGACATGAACAACGGAAAGAAGAGTGAAGGAATTAACGTATTGTCGCTGTTTGACGGCATGGGATGCGGATGGATAGCGTTGAAGGAACTTGGAATCAAGGTAAACCATGCCTACGCTTCCGAGGTGGATAAATTTGCCGTTGCGCAGACCACCTACAATTTCCCCGAAGTGGTTCACTTGGGTAGCGTTACCGATGTGGATGTAAGCAAACTTGAGCCGATAGACCTTCTTATCGGGGGAAGCCCATGCTTTGCGGCAGGAACTATGGTTCTAACTGACAATGGGTATAAGCCGATTGAAGAAGTTAAGGTTGGAGATATGGTTCTTACCCACAAGAACAGATACAGAAAGGTGTTGAAAACAGGTGGTAAAATCGCAAAGACGTATGTGTTGAATGCGACTGGGTTTGTGCCTACTATATGCACTGAAAACCATCCGTTTTATGCAAGAAAGAAAGCGAAACAATACTATGTTGCTGAAAACGGAAAAAGGAATTGTCGTGTATTGATGGAAGAGCCGGAATGGATAAATGCTTCATCGCTACCGGGCGAGTATCGTGTATGCTGCAATATTTGCAATGATGAGGATGCAGATCCGTATAACATAACAGAAGAAGAAGCGTATGTAATAGGAAGATACATTGCAGACGGTCACACAAGAAAATATGTAAGATACGACAGAAAACCAAACGGCAGTCATGGCCAACATGAGCTGCGGCAGCCATGCTGTATTTAACAGATGCCGCATACGCAGACTCACCCCTACCGAGTGTGCCAGACTCCAATCGATTCCCGATTGGTATGAATGGAAAGGAAAGTTTCCGGATGGAAAGGTAAAACCTACATCCGACACGCAGATTTACAAGTTGTGCGGGAACGGGTGGAACGTGGAGGTCATCAAGCATATTTTCAGTTTCATCGACATGGATGCGTATTTTGCATTGAAAAAATCTTCGGTAATCTGAAAAACCACTATCTTTACAGACAAGGGTGCATCGTGAGGTGCATCCTGCTTAACTAAAACTATTCATTATGTACAAATCAATAATCGAGAAGCAGCACAGATACGACAGAGCCTACATGGGCATGGCAAGGGAGTTTTCCAAGTTGTCCTATGCTGAGAGGGCGAAGGTAGGCTGCATCATTGTGTCTTCCAAAGGACAGGTGGTGTCGCAGGGCTACAACGGAATGCCAAGCGGGATGGATAACCGGTGCGAGCATGAAGACGAGAACGGGAACATCGTGACGAATACGGAGGTACTTCATGCGGAGAGCAATGCTATTACCAAGTGCGCCAAGTGGGGTTCTTCCACTGAAGGATGCACCATCTATATCACCCTCTCCCCTTGCGTTGAATGCGCAAAGCTGATTATACAGGCCGGCATCAGACGGGTGGTGTACGGAGAGAGATACCGAAACACCGAAGGCATTGAACTTCTTGAGAGGGCGAACATCATTGTTGAACAGATTTCCGAATGACATGGAGAAGGTGTGTGAATACGACCCTGCAATCTACCCCAGGAAGCTGTGGGTGTCTGTCGGTGCTTCCACCAAGGAACTGAGCGAGATGTTCATGGGTATCGAGGATGTAGATGATACGGCAATAGCGGTGACTTACGATACCTACCGGAAGGAGGATAACTATGCAGGAGTATTGGTAAGGTTCAGAAACAGGACCGACATCACTCCTTCTGTCATAGCTCACGAGGCCACCCATGCGGCCTTGAGCATCTATGAGTATGTAGGCGCGGAGGTTGACATGAAGAATCAGGAGCCATTCGCTTATCTGCTCGGATGGATTGCCGACTGCATTTGGAAAACTAAATTGGGTAAATAATCAAAGTTATATGAAAGACGGAGAAAAACTACAAATCCACAACTTTGTCGTTGAGAAGGTTGAGATGGACGGAATGGACTACATGGAAGTCCGTACCACAGACGGAAGTTTCAGAGTGATGTATCGCTCAGACCATCCTCTTTTTGCGATGTTTGACTCATTGGAAGACGATGAAATCGAGGGTGCGAGCATGTTGCTGAACAATGTGTTTGCTGTCGCCACAATCGTAGATGTCGAGTTTCAGAAAGATGTTCTGCTTGCGGCAATGAAGATGATAGACAGGGCAGAAGCGGGCGAAGTCAACGATGAAGAAGACCGACGTATCATCGAAGAAGAGAAGGTCCGCTACCAAATGGAACACGAAGTCAAAGAGAAAGGAGGCGCTGATGAAAACGAATGACACACATGAAAAGGTAAAAGTCGGTACTTAATTGTATCGGCTTTTTTTTGTTTGCAGAAAATCGGTCAAAAAATCGGTTTTTCGGTTTGTTTTTCGGTGTCGATAGCAAATCATTGCAGACGCTTGCTTTGAGTCGTAACTTCGTGATGTCCGGAGGAAACTAGCTGTATTTCCTTTGATGGATGCGGTAAATTGCCAACCATACAGCAGGACGGCAAGACCGACCAACTTTAAATAAAAGATTAATGAACATTCAAGAAATTGTAAACAGCGGAACAGCCGTACAGATTGTGGTGAACGTACTCGACTTGAAAGAAGCCTTCATTGCATGGAATACGGAGTTGAACAATCAGAAGCAGCAGCAACCGGAAGATAAACTTGTTCCGCTAGAAGATGTTATCAAACTATTGCGTGTTGATAAGACAACACTCTGGAGATGGCACAAGACCGGATATTTGGTTAAAAGCAAGGTGGGACGCAAGGTTTATTACAAGATGTCGGACGTTGAAAAACTGATGGAGGATTAACTATGCTAAACAAAGAAAAAGCGGCCATAGAAGCCGCCCCGATGAACACGACAAAAATACAAAATATTCCGGCTGCAACCAAACGAGCAGCAGATATTTTGCTTGACATCGATTCGGAGATGAAGCGAGTTGTGGATGACATCCTTGACGAAGAGAATTTCTACATGAAGTATTATCTTGATGTGTCGCTTCCGGTGGCGGAAGATGATTTCCTTTTTGAGATTGGCGGAGTGCCGACCAACTTTAAATGAAAAAAAATCCATCCATATCTTCACAGACGTGAATGGAACAAATTATTAACAATTTAAACTTTGTATCACAATGGTCCCGACTCTTCGGGAGTGAAGCAAAGGTTATGTTCCGCAAAGTTAGGGTGTATTTCCGATATAAGCAACCTATTCACCGGAAATCTTTGACTCGAGCAAGTCAAAACCCTTCTCGACTTCCTTGTTCAGAACCTTTGCGTATATCTGCGTAGTCCGGATATTCGTGTGGCCGAGCATCTTAGAAACAATCTCCATTGGCACTCCGTTATTCAGGGCAAACACCGCGAACGTATGACGGGCCACATGGGTAGTTATGTTCTTGTTTACATTGGCAAACATGGCCATAACCTTCAGACTCCTGTTGTACTCCACATTGGAAATCTTCGGAAGTTCGTATTTGTATTTCTTCAGAATTTCAAGTGCAGGAGACAGTAGGACGATGAAGTAATCTTCCTTCGTCTTCAATCTCTTGTCCGCTATCACATATTTCCCGTTCCGCTTTTCCACATCATTCTTGAAGTCGAACTTGGAGAAATCAGAGTACGCAAGTCCTGTGTAGCACTGAAACAGAAACAGGTCGCGCACCACCCTTACCGGTGCAATGCTTATCTTGCACTCCTTTACACTACGGAGTTCCTCTTCCGTCAGGTATTTCCGACTCTCGAACTTCCCTCTCTCGAAGTGCATCCCTTCTGACGGGTCCTTCTCGATTATTCCGTACTTCATGGCGAGGTGGATATAGACCCTCAACCGCTTTATGTAGTTGTATGCGGTAGGCTTGGTAACACCTGTGGAAAGGATGTATTCGTAGTACTCCTGAATGGTGCAGGGAGTGATGTTGTCCGCGTAGTTCATCTTCCCGAAAGCTTCGAGGGCCGCAAGGAGTGTTTTGTGCTGTTTTCTTGTCGACTCCTCTATATCCATTCGTTCCTCTATCCGTTCACGGACGAAATCTATGAACGATACGGACCTTGTGCGTCTGGAAAGGAAATCGTCCAGCTTGTCGAAATCGAAAGGGACGTTCCTTTTTATGAGGTCTCCTACAAATTCGTTCAGAGCAGCCATCTGCGCGTCAAGCACGGAGTTGAGCTGTATACTGTCTTCATGCCGTATCACCTTCTTCCGGTTGTCCCATTGGTCGGCATACAGCTTCACGTTTGCGGAAATCCACTTCCGTTTGCGTTCGCTGGTCACTTCTATCTGGACCAGCCCTTTCTTTTCTTTTGTGGCGACCTTTTTCCGGTCGAACACAAATTTCATTGTCGGGTACTTCATGGCTAAAAATATGGTTGGTATCACAAAAACTGGTATCACAAAGGATTATCGGTATCACATCGGTATCACCCGTTTTCAGATTGGTACGAAATAATGCGAACAAATGCGAAAAGATAAACTACCCCGTGATTACTTCAAACTAATTAAAAATCAATGAAATGCGTCTTAAATAGCTGATATACAACAAAAAGGTAGCTACTTCTGTAACTACCTTCTGTGATTCCGCTGCGATTATATCCACAGAAGGTATTGTTCTGTATATCATCTTGTTAAAGAACTATTTTCAGCATGCGGTATCACATTGGTATCACAATCTACATGATGACAACACGGGTGCATACGGATGGTATCACACAATATCCTGGTCTATGATTCTCAATGCTTGCCACATGCCTCTGATTTCTCTTCTTTCAATGTCAAGTTCACCGTAAGACTGGTTGTCTGAAGACAAGACAAGTCTGTTGTCAAGGTAGAGTGCGTTCTTTTTTATCCGCTTAATCACAAGTGATTTTCCGTAAACGACCACCACGACTCCCGATGCGTTTTCCCACTGGCAGTCATCAATCTGTTTTGCAAGTATCTTTGAGCCGTGATGCACGGTCGGTTCCATACTGCTTCCGTCAACCTGGAAGATGACGTATGTATCGTCAAAGATTTCATTTCTGGTATTCGGTATTTCTGTAGTTTCCATATCATAAGCAACGTCATACAAGCTATCCACGAAAGACGCGGTAGCACTGACAGGAACGAACTTTATCCTATTGTTGTTGTAAGGTTCATACTTTTTAGCGATTGCGTTGGTAGGGTCAGTAAGCATGTTTCCCTCACCGCTCTCGACCCATTCACTATTGAACGGACTCCCAAAGGAATAGTTTATCTTCCTTAGCATCTGGACGGTGGCATACCTTTCACTCCCGTTCAACGCTGAGCTGACTCCTGTTCTGTTCATACCTATCTTTGAGGCAAACATAGACTTATTATGTACCAAACCACTGTTATACAAGTAGTTATAGGCTTCCAAGATACGTTGTACGACATTCATATAGTTAATTAATGTTATATTACACAACACTTCTGTTGTTTTTACAACAGATGTGTCGTATATTTGCCTCGTAACCAGTAGGACGGTTACCGGCTCTGTTAATAAAATAAAGTTGTCCGAAAGGACTATCTATATGAACCCGCAACCGTCCTACTTTAGTTGCGGGTTCTTCTTTTGTATTCACTAGAAGTTCCCATATACAATCGGTTATAGCAGTTATCGGCAGAAATATACGTTTGGGCTATAACTAAAACCCTCCAAAGCATCACGGTAATCAGTCCGTGAGGGGATGCACGCAAGAGGGCAGTCGTTTGAATAAGCAGACTGGTGCGCAGGTGCAGGTCACGGGATGACCACTCTGTAAAAGCTGAGAGCCGAGATTGGAAGCACCCAATTCAAGGCCGATAGTCGAAGTCCGTTCACACTGGGAACGACCTATCGTACAAACCCCGATACCGACAAGAAGTGAGCCAAAACCTTGCTTCTTTCGGGTAAGGGGATGATACACTCTAATCTCAGAACCGAACTCCTAAGAATGAATATTCCCTGATTGGTTAATCATCAAGTCAATAAGCAAAGAAGATGATAAGTTAAACATGACAAGTTGGAAAGTATAACAAAGCTAGACATAGAGACAACCATGAGTAATATTCAAGTTTTCAAGAATGAGGTTTTCGGTGAAGTCAGAGTAGCCGGGACCAGTGAAGAACCGCTTTTCTGTTTAGCAGATGTGGCAAAAGCGCTTGGTTACAGCAGACCAGCAGATGCTGTAACCCAACATTGCAAAGGGGTCTGCGTTTTACCGACCCCTACAGCAGGAGGTGTTCAGCAGTTAAAGTACGGCAAGGAAAGCGAAGTGTACCGCTTGGTTATGCGGTCAAAACTTCCAAATGCCGAGCAGTTCCAGGATTGGGTGTGTGGTGAAATCCTCCCCTCCATCCGAAAGCATGGTGCCTACATGACAGGACAGACATTGGAAAAAGCGTTGACTTCTCCTGACTTTCTGATTCAGTTGGCCACCACCCTCAAGGAGGAACAACAGAAGCGCCTGGAAGCGGAACAGAAAGCGGAAGCCGCCAACAGACAGATTCAGGCGGATGCTCCGAAGGTTCTGTTTGACGAAGCCATCGTAGGCAGCAAGACTTCGTGTTTAATTGGCGAATTAGCCAAGGTAATCACCCAGAACGGATACGAGGTCGGTCAGAACCGGTTATTCAAATGGCTGCGTCCTAAACACTATCTAGGTGCAGTTGGCGAAAGATATAACATTCCGAACCAGCAGTATGTTGAGCAGGGTCTGTTCGAGGTGAAGAAGGGAGTCCGTTCCGGCAATGAAGGAGTCCTTCACACCACCATCACCACCAAGGTAACGCCAAAGGGCCAGATGTATTTCATCAACGGGTTTCTGACCGGAAAGTTCAGCTTATAACCGATTGTGCAATATTTCAAGGAGCTTATATCGTTAGGCTACTCTTAATTGGGTAGCCTTTTATGTTTTTGATTATCAGTATTGTATGCTATTTCTTATAATATTTGACCGCTAATAAACGTTAATAGTGCAACATTTATGTCGTATTTGTTTTGTGGTACAACACTTTTGTCGTATCTTTGCAGTGTCAATAAGACAAGCAAGCAAGTTTGGATATAACAAAAACAAGCGACCGAAAGTTCAAGCCGCGAGTAGTGTTAAAGAATCTTGTACAAATATAACGAATTTGTATCTAAAAGCCAAATCTGCTTGGTGTATAAATGTTAAACTAGAGAATGAAAGTTACAAAAGACGACATACTGAAAATCAAACCAGGCACATCGGTTACGTTCAAGACTGACAGCTATATGCAGTCGAGAAGCGTCAAGCAGTACGCTTATGAACTGATGAGAGCCTACCGTCCCGTGGGAGTCAGAAGATACAAGGTAGGCATAGACAAGGAAACGAATTATATAACCATAACAGCGATACCGATATGATAAAGCAAATGACCAGAGCAGAAGCGAAACTTGTAGCGGAGGAGCTTTTCAAGCTCATCAAGAAGGACAGGCAACTCGGTGAGAAGCTTGTCGGAGCGATACGGGAATCCGTGGCAGAGGAGATGGATGAATATTTCGACACGAAGTCGGCAGCGGAATTTCTTGGGGTCTCGGTTCACTACATCTACAAGAACATAGACGACATACCGCACACGAACATCGGCAAGCTGCACAAGTTCAAGCGGTCATCACTGGCCGCATTCAGAAGCAGGATATAGTCTTCATAGTCGTTAATCAGTTGCAGGTCCGTCCGGTCATCATTCCGGCCAGAAACCGTTGGAGGTTGACGGGCCACTTGATAGAGAGTTCTTTGACATAATTCATTATACTATATATTTTCATTCTATGTCTGGTAACACCGGCATAGACAGGAGTTCTGCGTAGGCGCATATGTATGCAAGTGATTGCGGTAAACAGACGGGCGCAAGCGGGACATGGGCTGGAGCCATCGTACTCCAGCGGATTGACACCGATACCGGACGAAGATAAGGCAATGACAGCCGAATGCCCGGAATGTCAGGATGAACCGAAATTCACTCGACGCGCGATGGTTTGTCTTTATCGCATAGAGTAAGTCCCGTCAGGCAGGGACATCGCCTAGAGTTACCATATAACCCCTCCCGTAAGATTCGGGAAGACAAATACGGATTAAGCCGTTGAGGGGTGCAAATCATTAACTTTCACGACTATGTATATTTTGAATTTTGCCATTTCAGTTTTGATGCTGTTCTGTAGTGTCTGCATGGCAATGGCCGCATTCATTACACCCAGCGGAATACAGATGCTTTCGGTCTGTGTGTTTTCATTCATGAGCCTTGTGTGTTCCATACTTGTAGCAATGACATACAGGGAACTGAAAGAACAGATGGGTTAGCGTGTTTTTAATTATTGCAGAATGGTTTAGTGTTTTACCGATCACCATTTTCATTTAATCCGACTCCCTCTGCTGTGAAGCACGGGGACAGAACACCTCATTACAGGTACATGCCTTCGATGGTTTTTCATATCTTTTTATGTTTGTTGTTATTGGTTATGATGCAGGTACGCTTGCTACATAGGTGGAGGTATGGCGGTTCGATACCGCGTGAGGTGACTGCTTTTGATTTTACTATTTATTGAACCATAGTGTAATTACCGGGAATGCCATTCGTGAGAACCGCATTCCTTTTCCTTAAACCGAACAAAATCATATTAATTACATATATATTTATCATGAAATATCTTATCACAAGTTATCGAGCCGTGTATGCAAGCGGTGTAAGGGATACGGTCAAGCTGCCCTATCCAATCCAGTCGGACAATCTGGAAGCCACAAGAATGTTTCTGAAGGAAAAACATGAGTGTGCAAACATTAACCTCACTTATTCAGAACAATGAATCCTTATATCATAGAGGGTGTGACCCTTGTGTTTTACAACGGAGAAAGGGAAAGGTTGACTGTTGTTGAATCGAAAGAGATTTCGAGACATCCCAGAGTCATCAGGGAACAGATTCTTGACAAGTTCAGTACAATGGCAAATCCCCCCGTAGATGTCGAACTTAAAATTAGATGGCTGTAATGTATTACGGAGAGGACGATTTAATCAAGTTGGGAAAGGACAAGTTTCTTGCGTTGACGGACGAACAGAAGTTCGAGGCATTCCAGTCGGCACAAGGTTTCATTTACGACCTGAAGACCTACAAGGCAAGGAGCAGCAAGCTGACCAAAATACTTGATGCCATCGGTATTGTGTATGAAGAATACAAGCGAACTGAATAAACAACTAGACGCACTATATCTAGATTTGGATGTGGCACAGCGGATGAGTGAAGAGTCTGTCTGTGCCACCTTCAATGCTGATTCAAAGAAAGAATTGATAGATATATTGAACGATGAGATAGACCGACTGGAAGACCTTCTGGATGACGATGAGATGGAGACCTGGGAGGAACAGGAGGCCGAACGTACCTGTCTATGCGTTTCACAAGGATTATCGAGATATTAAAATACAGATATTATGCCTATTGTAAAGAAAACAGACGTACTGCCGGAAAGACCGGTGATTATTGTATTGTATGGTGTTCCCGGCTCTGGAAAGACCTCGGTGGCCACTACAGCCGAAAAACCCTTTGTTGATTGACTGCGACCGGTGTTCGGACAGAGCCGTACAGAGATGTGACACCATCATTGCCTCAAGATGGCAAGATATTGACAACGAAAGACAGTCCATGAAGGGCTACAAGACAATTGTAGTAGATACTGCAAAATCAATGCTTGACGATTATTTAAGCCAATATGCGGTAGAGTGCAACTATAAGCTCAAGACAAACGGATTGAAAAGGTTTGGTCAGATGGCCGACGACTTCAAGGACTTTGTCAACTTCTTGCGCTCAAACAATTCCGACATTGTATTTATCTGCCACGACAAGGAAACGCAGGATGGCGATGCAATCAAGCATTCTCCGGACTGCACCGGGCAGTCAAAGGATTTGCTTATCCGAATCGCAGACCAGGTTGGTTATGTTTTCATTCAGAACAATCAAAGATGTGTTACATTCAATCCGCAAGACAATTATGTAGGAAAGAATGTCGCAGGTCTTGGGTTGATTCAGATTCCTCAATATGGAACGAAAGAATTTGAAACATGTATGGGGGACATCATCAAGAGTGTGAAAGAAGCCATGCAGAAAAGGAACGAAGAACAAAATGCGGCACACAAACTAGTCTCTGAACTCCGTAAGCAGCTCAGTGAAGCCGAAACAGACGAGGATATTGCAGCTCTGATTGAGAGAATGAAGGAATTACCGAAGCCTATGCAGGGTCCTTTCTTCAAAGACATGAAGGAAAACCTGGCCGGAAAGGGATTTACCTATGCAGCCAAGGATAAAAAGTTTGTCAAGGATGAATGTAATACAGAAACCGCTGATTAGAGTAACCACCCTTGAAAAATTCCGAAGGTACATGAGTGGCGATTACGAATTTGAAACAGAACAGAGCGTAATCGACACCATTACCAGGGATTTTCAAGGCAATGAATACACAAGGATAGGAACCGCGTTTCATCGTATTGTTGAAGAAGGAACACCAAAATGTGAAAAGGCTCCTGCTGGAACAAGAAAATTTCTTTATTACGGAAAGGAAACCGAGGAACCCGTTCCAGCCGGACGAACTTTTGATGTGGACGGGTTTAAGGTCTCGCTTGACATCGCTCAATGCAAGGTTGCCCTCTCCTATCGGAATCAATTTCCCGATGCTTGGCACGAGATGAGGTTGTACAAGGATTACGGGAGAGCAATGATTACAGGCTGTGCCGACATAATAGACGGGATAGAACTGAGAGACATAAAGACCAAGTACTCCGAGCCAAATGACGAGGATTACATCAATAGCGTCCAATGGAGGTATTATCTTGAGTTATTCAGTGCAAATGTATTTCATTTTGACCTTTTCATCTTTGAAGGTTACAAAAAGGAGAAACATGGATATGACGTAAGGGGTTAAACCTCAGACGATACGAGCCACCCATAACTTGTTACAGATACAATGGAATGGAAGAAGACAACCTTCGTCTGCTGAACGATTTCATTGATTGGGCGGAATACAGGAATTTAATCAAATACTTAATAAATAAAGATATAGATGCTTAATAAGATTTGTTTAATTGGAAATTTAGGTCACTCTCCGGAAGTGAAGCAGGTGGGTGATGCCAAGGTGGCCTCCTTTTCGTTGGGGGTCACAGAGAGAGGGTACACGAAGAAAGACGGTACCAAAGTGGAAGACCGGACGGACTGGTTCAACTGCCAGGCATGGAGAGGCCAGGCCGAGGTGATTGAGAAGTTCGTGAAGAAAGGCGATAAGCTGTATGTTGAAGGCCGAATGACATCACGCAGGTACAACAAGGACGGAGTTGAAAAGACCGCTTGGGATGTGAACGTGAGCTACGTTGAGCTTTTGACTCCGAAGGGGACCACCCAGCAACCGGACAGCCCGATAGCAGCACAGCCGACAGCGGAACCTCAGCAGAGTGGAAACGATGATTTGCCGTTCTAGTGTGAGATGACGGAAATAAGTGATGCGGACTTCAAGAAGATTGTTGCCTTGCTAGGGTCTATGTCCGACACGATTTACGAACAACAGAGAAACATCAAGCCCAGCAAGGCCGACAAGGCACGGCAAGCGAGGTTGGTGCTGAAGAAACTGAAAAAGAAAGGATTGACATGAATGAATCAAATATATCGAGAGACCATGTTGCACTGGAGGCGATGAAGGTAATTCTCGACTGGAGTGTTGTAACAGAAAAGACATTCTTCGGAAAGGAAGGAAACGTTGTTTACCCCGAACCGGAATATGTTGCATCAATGGCCTACAACTACGCCGATGCGATGATTGCCGAACGTGAACGAAGGAACCAACAGCAGGAGGATTAGCCCATGTTCTATGAAGTGAAAGTGAAAGTTACCCGAACAATGGAGAACGGGACGGAGAAGGAAGTGAACGAGCACTACATCCTTGACGGATGCACCTTGTTTGCGGAAGCGGAAGAGAAGATGAGTGAATTTGTCGCCGCAGACAATGTGGAGTATGATGTGTTCTCCATTGTGCGTTCCAAGGTGATTGAAATCATCAACGAAAAGAAGGAAGACGAGCCATTCTACAAGGCTACCGTCACAGAGACCTTCGTTGATGAAAGCGGAAAGGAAAAGGAACAGAAATACTACATGCTGGTATGTGCCAAGGATGTCCGTGAAGCGAATGTCATCATGGAACAACACCTGAGCCAAGGTCTTAATGACATGACGCTTGACGGGATTGTGAAGACGAAGATATTGGACTTGTTGAAATGATGATTGAATTACAGCAACATGTTCTTTCTTAGCCGACATTGTATATTACTTCCATCCGGTCCGTGAGGATAGGGTGGCAAACGGAACCGTAGTGTATTGGGGCACACCTTTTTGGTATTCTTTTTCAGGAGGGGCGGTTCGAACCCGCAGGTTCCACTAAAATTCGTTTAGGGTGATTTTTCATAGCTTCGTTTCCCTGTTCGTGAGAATCGGGAACGATAAGGCTGCATAGCTCAAGAGGACAGAGCGGCAACCTCCTAAGTTGCGGATAGCGGTTCGACTCCGCTTGAGGCCACAATGCTACATGAGTAATTTCCATTTAATTTAATTAGTAATGTTTAGTTATGATGATACTCTCCGTCCGTGAGGATAGAGGGTATTCGGACCCATAACTCAGTTGGTTAGAGTAGCGGTCTCATAAACCGAAGGTCCCCGGTTCAAGCCCGGGTGGGTCCACGCCCGTGAGGGTAGTTACATAAATTATCCTATTATAACTATGACAGCCCGGAAAGACGGGCACCAGAAAGGGTATTGTAAGGCAAACATACCACACGATAGAGTTATGGTTGTGTGGAGATGCAGGTTCGAGTCCTGCCCCTTTCACAAGGCACATCCTAGCCTTTTTTGATTAACCATTTCATTAACCCTAAAGCCGCTGCAAAGGACAGCGTGAGGTGAGAGCCCTCATTTTATTGTTTTTGTTTTTGTTTGTTTGAGAAGCCATAGGTAATTTTCGTAGAGATACGAGAGTTGGTCCAAGGTGGTTCGATTCCACTATAGGGCTCAAATTAACCACATTGTATCACTTAAAACCTATTAAAATGGGATTGATTAAAAAACCTGCTGAATTATCAGTAAAGACAACTATCTCGGCACTCATTTATGGCCAACCCGGTTTGGGTAAGACTACCCTTGCATTATCATGTGACAAACCTTTGCTCCTGGACTTTGACGGCGGTGTGCATCGTGTAAACGCGGCCCATCGTTGCGACACCGTACAGATTTCCAAGTGGGAAGAGGTAGTAGAGGTGCTACAATCTCCCGAACTTGCAGATTACGATACTATCGTCATCGACACAGCCGGGAAAATGCTATCCTTTATGGACGTGTACCTTATAAAAGGAAACTCTAACATGAAAAAGAAAGATGGGTCATTGTCCCTGCAAGGTTATGGAGCTAGAAAAGCAATGTTCATTAGCTTTATTTCGAAGGTTATGACGATGGGAAAATCGGTCATCTTTGTTGCCCACGAACGAGAGGAAAAGGTAGGCGAAGATAAACAGATTAGACCAGAAATCGGTGGATCATCTGCCGGTGACTTGATTAAAGAGCTCGACCTGGTAGGTTACATGGAAGCTATCGGAAAGAACAGAACCATCTCGTTTGATCCTTGCGAAAAGTTCTATGGCAAGAATACTTGCAACTTACCATCACGCTTGCAGATTCCTGTACTGATTGACGAAAAAGGAAACGTAACAGGGCAGAACAACTTTATGTCGAATATCATCAAGACATACAAGGAATATCAAGCAAAGCAAACAGAATTGAGCAACCAGTACGAAAGTCTGATGGAAGGTATCAAAGAAACTATTGCAACAGTCAACGATGTAGAGTCGGCCAACAAGGTAGCAGAAGAGCTATCTACATTGGGACATATCTTCGACTCTAAGCTGCAAGCCGGATTGTTGCTGAATAAGCGATGCAACGAAATCGGGCTGAAGTTCAATAAACTGAAGAAAACGTATGAAGCAGCCTAGTTACAAGATATACCCTTCTTTGCTTGACAAGTTCGACCGCTATTTGCGATCGGATGAAGAGGTGGAAAGTTTCTTCAATATCGACCGCGAAACCGGGGAGTACAAACGCTCCCCGGAAGAGGTCGAACAGGAACTTAAGCAATCGCTCATCGATGCTATCAACCGAGTGCTGTTTGATTCTGAAGCAGAAGACAAAGGTACCGCGTTTAATGCAATTATCGATTGCTATGTACTGCACGAGCAACATGTTCCTAGCGAAAGCGCACCTTACACTATCTTTGGTACCAAGGAAGCAAACCTCATCGAGGTGGTTTTTCCGAAAACGGAAGCATCGCCCGGACGAGTGTTTCACTTTGACCGGGAATGGTGCATCGAGCAAGCAAAATACTTTGCAGGTTCGGTCCCTCAGTTGATGGTTTCGGCCATCTTACCTACCGCTTATGGCGATGTGGAGCTTTACGGATATATCGACTATCTTAAAAAAGATATAGTATATGATGCAAAGACAACATCTAAGTACGAGTTTGGGAAATACAAAAACGGATGGCAGCGACATGTGTACCCCTATTGCCTGATTGCATCTGGACAGATGGACCATGTAGCAGCATTTGAGTACACCGCTTACCAACTCAAAGGAGGTACCAACAGAACACCGCTCATTTCCGGCACACAATATCCGGAGGTGTACACCTACAATCATGAACAGACCATCAAGGCACTAACGGCCCACGTTGAAATGTTCATCGAGTTCCTGGAAGCGAATCGAGAGTTAATCACAGATAAAAAGATTTTCGGACTAATTTAAATATTTATGGCAAATCAAATCAGAGGAAGAATCCTACACATTTACCCACCGCAATCAATCAATGGAAAGACGGGCAATGTACTGACCAAACGAGCAATCATCATCGATTGTACGAGATATGATCCAATGACCGGAGAGAGAGGTTTCGAGAACACACCTATGCTGGAGTTCGTCGGAGACAAATGCAACGAACTTGAAAAGTACGTTCCAGGTCAAATAGTTGCTATTTCCGTTGACATTCAAGGTAGCAGGTATCGAAACAAAGATGGCATTGAACAGATTTTCACCAGGGTACACCCTTACAAAATCGAGCTGGTACAGACTCAGCAGCCAACAGCACAACCTGCAGCGCAACCGGCGCAGACCTATCAACAGCAGCCGACACAATACCAGCAACAGACATACCAACAACAGCAACCATATACACCCCAGCAACCTGCGCCACCTGCCGGACAGGGTGACTTACCGTTCTGATGTTGTTCAATCCGCGAAACGAATACGAGGTACCAAAACTTAGGAAGTATGTAGAGGAACTGATACAAGCGGGAGACCCTATCGAGATCAAGCGAAAACGTAAGAAAAGGAGTTCGTCTCAAAACAGCTACCTACATGTACTTATAGGTTATTTCGCGTCCGAATATGGATGCAGCATCGAAGAAGCGAAGGTGGACTTCTATAAACGTACCTGCAACAAAAATATATTCGAGCGAAAGCGGGTAAACAAGAGAGGTCAGGAAATAAGGTATCTACGTAGTTCAGCAGATTTGGAAATCGATGAGATGACATTGAGCATCGAGCGATTCCGCAACTGGTCCGCGTCCGTTGCCGGTATCTACCTTCCAAGCGCAGAAGAAAACCAAATGCTCGCTTATGCAGAAGCGATAATCGAGCAAAACAAACAATATCTTTAATTACTAACCAAAGCCGCTGGTAAAGGACAGCGTGAGGTGAAAGCCCTCTTTATGATGTTATACTTTTCAATGTTCTGGAGAAAGCATGGTGTAAATGGCTGCACGCAGTGAGATTTGTTCCATTAAAAAGGTACATGTACTCGATTATACGCTACTGAAGAGTCGGTTCGATGCCGATTGCTTTCACGGGCGATATTGCCTTACAACAACCAAAACCGCTGAAAAAGGCAGCGTGGGGTGAGAGTCCCTTGATTATTTGGGTTGTATCAAAAATCGGAACCCTAGGCGGCCGGTCATGGGAACTTGACCGGTTGGGCCATGCAGGTTCGACTCCTGCATAGGGTGCTATGAAATATTTCTCACACAAAATCAAGACCCCGGACGGGGTATTCGACAGCAAGCAGGAATACGACACGTTCCTGTATCTCAAACACCAGGAAGACATTGGAGTGATAATCAAACTTGAAAGGCAGAAGTCTTTCGAGATAATACCAAGGCTCACGAAGACGGTGAAGGTCGAACTGAAAACAAAGACCAAGTTTGTTGAACGGGTGGAAGAAAAAGCTGCCCACTACACTCCTGACTTTTGCTATTGGAAGGACGGGAAGTACGTAATCCATGAAGTCAAAAGCGCAGGAACTTCATTGGCGAGGGATTACCCGCTGAGAAGGAAACTGATTAAGCAGGTGATTTCAAGACACAACCAAGAGGTCGGATTTGAAGAATGGGTGTTTGTTGAGACAGGGGTTAAGAAGAAACAAAAGAAATCATAATAACAATCATTAAAAGCAATCAAATTTAAAACCAGACGACTTATGAAGACACTCGAACAACAGGCAGCGGAGTACGCAAAGCGATACCCTGCCGAGATGCGTGAAGCAATCGCTCATGCATGGATAGACGGACGAAGGTCAAAAACCAGGAAGGCGGAACTTGACTTGAGCTTCGTAGATGAGCAGTACATGGACTTGTTCCTCTACTGGCTCAACTACAAGAAGGAGAGGAAGCAGAGTTACACCCAAAGCGGTGCGGAAACCTGTTACCACCGATTGCTGAAAATAAGCGGAGGTATCAAGCAGGTCATGCTAGACGCACTGGAGTTCAGCATCTCAAACAATTATCAAGGAATTTATTTACCGAAGAATTATGACGCACGAAATAACCAGACGGGACAGCGAAATCCAAACATTTTCGATGCAGCCGATTCTGTATTACAGGGCGGTTGACAGAGATTGCCTTTCCATCAAGGATGCACTCACAATCCCTTCCCTGCCGCTTTCACTTCTCAGAAAGGAATGTCCCGAAAAGATAGAGGGTCTGATAGTGAAGTGTGTGCAAGCCATGCTGATGTACTACGGGTTTGACCCCAAGACGGAGAAGACCGTTTCCGGCTATCAGGTACACACATTGGCGCAGGATATTCTTTCCAAGTATTACTATTTCAACTTCTCCGATTTGTGTGTCTGTTTCAAAAGGGCAAGACAGAATCCTGGACTGTATGAAAAGTTCTACGGGAAGTTTGATGCCTCGGTGGTGATGAGATGGTTTGCCGTTTACGACGGTGAACGTGACGAGATTCTGCAATCGCTTCCACCCGACAAAGCCAAAGTGGTCCACACCGGGCAGGAAATGAACAGAGATGAATATATTGAATGCCTTGAAGCAATGGTGGCAGGTGGTGATCTGTATGCAAACGAGTGGTTGATAAAGGTAGGCATGTTCGAAAGACTCATGTTTAACAACAAGGGTAAATACGTTGTTTATCAGTACAACCGTAAGCACCGACTGGATGAACCGGTAGGAAAGAATGGTAAAATCGGATGGCAAAGGTGATAGTCTACTGGATAACACGACATGTTCCCTACTTTGATGCAATCGTTGAGAGATTTGGTATGCAAAGACACATGTCTGTCGATAGGGAAACGGAAGCAGACATCAAGGAAGAGGATATGGAGCTTCTGCGTGAATGTGAACGCAGAGGCCTTATTAAGATAAGAATCAAGAAATGACTTTTTTAGACATATACAAACAGATAACATTCCTCGAACGTGAACGTGACAGGAACATCAACCTGCACTGCCCTAGGGTAGCCGCCGGGTATCAAAGAGAGATTGACAAATTAAAGAAGGAACTTGAAAAAGTAAAGAAGTGATGGAACAGAAAACAAAAGGATATAAAGGCTTTGACAAAGATTTGAAATGCCGCGGGTTTCAATATAAAGTAGGAGAAACATACAAAACAGATAACGCTGAAGTGTGCAAAACAGGGTTTCATTTCTGCGAAAACCCGTTTGATGTGTTTTCTTATTATCCCCCTTCTTGCGATAAAGGAGTAAATAGATTCTGTGAAGTAGAAGGAGGTGGAAAAATCGACAAAGATTGCGATGGTTCTAAAATTGCTTGCATTGAAATAAAAATAGGAGCAGAAATCAAGCTGGACGGAATCATTAATGCCGGAGTAAAGTTTATTCTCGACAAGGTAAAATGGGTTAATAATAAAGACACCAATACGGGTGACCGCTCTGCCGCT